TTAAACTGTGCTGCAGCATTTTGTGCCGCTGAGTCTGATGTTAGTTTTTGAAACTTTGCCTGTAGATCAATCGCTTGTAGTTGCTGTCTATTGGTTAGATTTGCAGTATCAATAGCAAGAAAAGCTCTAGAGTTATTTACGGCTGCTTGCATACGCGCGTCTAGATTTGCCTTGTCCATAGCAGCGTAAGTGGCTGCATTTTGCAGAGTAGCCTGTTGCTGGTTGTTAAGGTTCTGCATCTGGATGGTAGCGTAGGATTTAGCGTCCTGTGCAGCTATGGGAATACCAGACTCCATGATGGCTTGTGTGATGGCTGCAGCGGCCATAGAGGAGGCACCCAGACCTCTCTTAGCCATCTCCGCGCCTACAGTTCTAACCGCAGGTGCCGCCCATGCAGGAAGAGGTTTGCCCTCTTCTAGTGAACTAAACAGATCACCCAGTTGATACTTGACCGTTGCCCTCTGGTCTAATTCTCCAGTAGCAGCTTGTGCCACAGACTTTTCAGATACTGCGCCTTGAATGTCGCCTACAACAGATTGTGCGGAAACTTGTCCCTGCGCCGCTGTAAATTCAGGAGTGTCAGGACTAACAAAAGCTTGATACGTGTTTGCTTGCTGCTGACTAGGAACAGGCACATTTAAATCTTCAGCCTGTACCTCTGTCACGGGTCCAAGAGGAGTCTCAGGCATTTGCACATCAGCCTCTAACTCTTTTTCTTGAACCTGTTGTGCTATAGGCTCTAACGTACCTCCTGCAGGAAGTTGAGGTGCTGTAATACGGGACTCTGCAACATCTAACAGTTGTTCATACTGTTGTGGCCCTGTCGTATCAATTGTCTCTTGGTTTTCCTCTGCCATGTCTTATTCCTTGTTTGTGAACAAATCCTCGGCCTGTTCTTTATTTTCGTACTCAGCTAACTTTTGACTAACAGTTACTAGCTTCGCCTCTAGCTCTGCACACTTAGTCATTGCAACGTCACGCTGACGCACCAGCACCTTCATTAGATTTTCTGTAATGTTAAGTTCCATTCTTTTTTCTCTTCCTTTCTCTAAGCATAGCCCAAAGCCTAAAAACCAATAGCACAGAGCCGCCAACTAACATGAATAGTTGGAGGCCCTGCTCTACCCATTGCAACCAAATAGGTGTAGATACTAAACTAGTAGAGAGTGCAGTATCTGTTACATTCTTTATTTTTTCAGTTGTTTTTAGGTCCATAGTATTATACCTTATTTAAAAGAAAAAGTCAAGATATTTATTTGTTTAGTTGTTGTTTTATAAAGTCTATTTCTGCTTTTATACGTTCTATTTCTCTAGTCCTGCGCTCTACGATATCAGGACTCATCATACCAACTAGCACGTTTACTCTGTTTGATAGTGTGTCTACTGTAGCATCTAATTTATTTACTCTGACATCGAGGTTACGAATGCGGCTCTCTGCATCCTCTAGATGCTCCATCATATTCTTTATTTGGTTTTTAGCTATCGCTGCAGCAGATACAACAGATACAAGCATACCTCCTAGAGTAACAAGTAAAGATACGTCCATAATTAATTTACACGCTTAATCACTATGCGACCGGCCACTTAACGCACCTCGACGTTATCTGGCACACCTAAAATTTCTGCGAATTTTTTCTGCGGGTTGTTTCGATACTTGTAGGTTTCTGGGTCCGCTTCAGAACGGTATGCCCCGTATTTGCCATATTCGGCAAAGATTTCATCAACCTCACGGCCACTTAGATGGCTAAGTGCTTTTCTTGACAGTTCGAACCCGTGTATGAGGCAGGTCCATTCCATCCCCGGAGGATGGTCAACTTCGCACTTTGGTGCCGTTAAATCTTGCAGCGCAGTCGGAATACTCTCTAGCTGTTCGAACCGACCACAGAACGTCGCCGCTACAGTATTATAATCAGCATCGCGTGAGGTGGGCTGCAAATCGCGAGACCCGGCATAAACGACGCGCAAACCGTCCCGCCAGTACAAATCCTTGTAAACAGGATCACAATCTGTCGCAGTGTTTTCTAACGATAAACCGTGGACAAAAATGTCAGGATCGTGCGCTTGGATTAAATTGTTAAACCCTTCATATCGTGCTTTTACGATCCCATAGTCATGGGTCTGGGTAAAACCTTCCCGCACCGGGCGGATGTCCTCTGTAACCACCGGCCAATCTGTGTTTGTTTCAAAAGTAAAATCACGGACATTTGATTTGAGCCAATTCACTTTATCTTCAACAGAGCGCGTCTCGCGGCTTTGTCTCCACGGATCTTGAGCGTGTCCGACCCAACTCTCTTTTGCATAAGTTGCAATCACTTCATGATCAGTTTCAGACAAAAATTTAAATAATGCGTATGTTGAATTTATGCCTGATGAAAAAGGTATAAGAACTTTAGCCATTAACTTGTTGCTCCATGAAGTGTTCCATTGTTAGTAACTGTAACAGTCAAACCACCTTTTTCTACTGCTTTACCTGCTGTACCACCTGCGCCTCCACTGGTTGCTCCACCTGCTGTAACGGCAATCGACGCACAACCGCCGGTGGCCGATACGGACGGGTAACTACCAGCGCCCCCTCCACTTCCGGCAGTTCCGTTTTGCGCTTGGCATGAGGTTCCGCTTGACCCGGCAGTTCCGTTGCTGCCGTTACTACCGTACATAATAGAGTCACCACACGAGGTGCCGTATTTGTCAGTTACAGCTACTCGTCGCGCTCCAGCCGATCCGCCCCCACCTGCGCCGCCTCCGCCGCCTGAGCCGCCGCCGATGGTCCCATTATTTATTACAGAATAAGTGCCAGTGCCGCTACTAATATTAAACTTAATAGCATCAGTACCATTACCACCTGCTGACCCGTTAGCATTTGTCCCGCCATTTGAACCTTGCGCTCCATCAAACCCACAGACACTTGCGCCAGATGCAACATTGATAGTTACGTCAGATGCAGCATTCAATGCTCCAGTAATAATCCCCGGATCACCTGACGAACCAACTACGTCTACTCCAGAAGCAATATTCAATATTATAGGTGTAGTATCTGCGGAGGCGTCATATCCTGCTGCTGTTGCTAGAGTAAGAATATTAACATCTGTAGCGTTTGATGTAACATTCAAAACTAACGCTCTTGAAGCAGCACTAGAGCCAAATCCTAAAATTTGATACCCAAAACTCATCTGCTACTCCAATCAAGCGTCGTTAGCTGCATCAGTCGTAAAGAATAATTTTATACCAATTAGTCGTGCATCCTCTGCCATGTCGTCGTTACTGTCAGAAACGTCTCTAAATATTCTAAAGAAACACATATCTCCAGCGGCAGGACTTCCTGCAATTGTTATTGCACCACTCTCTGCAGTCACACAAAGGTCTTCTGCAGCGCCTAGAGCATCGTCTGTTACAACCACCGCAGTGCCGTATGCAACATCAATGGTATCGTTATCAGAGACTGCTACGCCCTGCAGACCCCAAGCAACACCATCTGTATCTGTTGCGGCAGTTGTCCAGAAAGCTTGGAAAGTAACCGTGCCTTCATTCCAACTTTTTGGAAATGCGACTTGGAACTGAGCATGTTCATCTGACGAGGCATCAAAGTCTAAAACATTCATGTCAGGACGGCCAGAGGTTGTCTCTGCTGTGGCTAGTGCTGCACATCCGTTTGATGCGGTTGGACTCATAGCCGCTGCAGGTACAAATATAGTCTCTTTACCTGCCGTCTTAATTGCTGCACTTGAAACTGTAGGGGCCTGTGTAAAGTTGACTACGCCGCCAGAGGAAATTGATAGCGCATCTGTATCTGATGCAGAACCAATAGTGCCAGCATCCTTAATGACAATATCATCCTTAAATGTAACAATACCTGCAGAAGATATGGTCATCGCATCGGTTGCAGATGCAGAACCAACCGTCCCATCATCAGGCACAGTAACACTAGTGCCTGTAAGTGCCAGTGTTCCGGCGCTAGAGGGCAGAGTTACTGTAACATCTGCAGTAGATGCGGGTCCAATGAGAGTGACAGCGTTTGTTCCGTTGTCACTGTCTTCAAAAAACTTTACAAAGCCAGCACTGGTTGCGCCATTTTTAATATCGGCACCCGCGCTGATTACAGGAGTTGTTAGTGTTTTATTTGTTAGTGTGTCTGTTGACACTAGGGATACTAAAGTTGAGCTAGAACCTGCAGGTAGAGTTAAGGTGTTCGTCACTCCTGCAGAGTGAGGCTGGGCTATGACAATCTGACCGTGGCTGTTGTTTTCACAGTTAAACTGTATAGCGCCAGAATTAGTGTTGCCTCGCACTGTAAGATGCCCTGTGCCTTTTGCTTCTAACTCAAGGTCAATGTTTGAGTCGCCACCAGTTGCAGATAGCTTCGGTGCATTGCCTGTAGCTGCGTTTGTTACGTCAAACTGATTGACTGCAGAAGAAGTGGTTTGAAAGATAATCTGCTCATTGCCATTTTCATCTGCAATAAAGTGTGCATCATCAATAAGAATGTTATGAGAATTAGTATCTAGATTGCCTCCTAGTTGTGGCGAGGTATCTTCAACAATATTGCTAATACCAGATGATGTAGCAAGACCTGCAGTTAGAGTGGACTTTGTAATTTTCTTTAGACCGCCACCAGAAGTGTCAACAGCAAGAAGAACATCATCATCCGCAACACTGGATATTTCAGATAGATCACCTACAGCTTTTTCCTCATAGCTAGTGCCGTCAGCGATTAGTAACTTACTAGCTGTGTTATCAGGCATACGTAACTGAGCGCCAAGAGTTACATTGCCTGTCAATGTAGAGGCACCAGATACGTCTATAGCACCATTGATATCTACGGTTGTCGCTGCGATCTGTATTTCTGTGTCAGCAACAAGATCAAGCTGCCCATCAGTGGAAGAATTAATGTATATCGCTG